AACACCATGTGCTTTTGCATCGTCGGCTGACATGATAATACCTCCTTTAGTTTTAGTTTCACCGAAATGCATTCCGTATACTAAAACATCATCGTGAAGTGGAGTGAGTTTACCTTTGATCATTTGCCTTGTCCTATCTAATAGTTATTTTTTTCGACTTACGATTTCTTCTTTGATTGCTCTTGGATTCTGCTTGTAGTAATCTGATAGAACTTCTTCTCTTGTTCTAATAATTTTTCCACCTGGACCTAATTCGTCGCCACGTGCATTTACTTTAGCATTACCAACTGCTGGAAGTTCTTCATTTTTGAGATTAAGTTTCTCCATGTCAACTTCCTTACCTCTCATACTTTTTACTAGTGCCATTATATTTCTCCTTTAAAGAATTCATTTAGTGGTATATTGTATTTAATACTATCAACTTTGTGTACTCCCATTAAATAGAGTACAAAACTAGCAACACTACTTCCTCTACCAACACCCCAAACAATATTCTTCTCTCTAAGTGTATCTATTATATATGCCATCTGTTTGAGTAGCGGAAATAAATCTCGCTTCTCATACTCGGCTAGTTCTATATTTACACGTTCCATCTCACTATCATTGGAACATTTGGCTAACAAATTTTGTTTAATGTTCATGTTTTGATATTTGTAAGGAAGGAACCAATTGGTAGAATCTATTGATTGTTTTGGAAGAGGATAGTCAAGAAACTCTTTTTCTATCTTATTTTTGTATTTGCTTAGATCGTCATTACATACACAGTTCTCAAGTATGTCAGGGCCATACTTAACTATGCCTTTAATTAGTTGATCAGTAGTATTATTTTCAGTCCACATTTATCAGTTGATCCAAATCTTTCTCTTGTTCTTCGTCAAATTTTGCTTGTATTGCTCTCTGACGTAGTTCATTTCTATATATTGTAACAAAAGTTTGAAGTTGTGTCAACAGTTGATTATTACCTAAACGCTGGGCTTGGTAATATTTTTTGTTCAATTCGCTTAGTTTAAGCTCTACATCACTAGTAGATACTTCAGACAAGTCTTCTTCTAATGGATGAAACATATTAACTAAATGTACCCAAATGCCTCATGTAAATGAACTCTTGGCTGTGTCGCCAAACTTCAATAAACACAGGATCAGTGGTAGAAGTTAATGTAAGTGTTGCTGGAAAAGCACTATCTTTCTTAATCACAGTGCCGCCTGTAGTTGTAAATGTTACAGTTCTATCACCAACACCTGAAGCATATAGTTCTAAAGTTACTTTACTTACTCCACCTTGTGCTGCTGTTTCTTCACCATTTGCAGGATCTCCTGCAAAGTTTGTGAACTGTAAGTTAAGTGCAGATGATGCGTTAATAATAAAATAAGAGCCAGTTTGGTAATCAATTTCTGTAGTTGTTCCGCCAACAAGTGGTACTGTACCCAAATTATTAGTTTTATCTCTGTTATTTGCCATAACAGCTCTAGTAACTTGGTTAAGTTGGAAGTCATTAATGTATGACCCACCGCCTGGATTAGATAATCTAGCAGTAGTTGACTCAAGACTAGTAATCTCAGTCTTGGCTGTGTTTAAACTTGTTTTAATAGTATCGAAATTATCCCTGAATGTTTGGGTGTCGTTATCGGCACCTGCTACAGGAAAGTTTTCGTTTATGCTCAAATAATTTATATTACTCACGGTTTCTTTTCTCCACGTTGCGGGAATACAAAGTATTTATCCTCAATCTGTCCGTCAACTATATCTATGATATAGCGATCTGCAACAAAGTCAATAGACTTAAAATCAAACGCTTTTTGCTTGATTCTAGCTAAAATACTGTCGGCTTTCCCTGGTTTTGTATAGCACAATACTAGTGCTTTGGTAAATCCAAGCTCAAAAGTCTTTGTTTCTTGAATGCTTCTCATCCATAAAGGTAAAAACTCTCTATCTCTTTCCCCAACAGTTTGTATTCTCTTTCTCATGTTATTTACTGAATTAGGAAAAATTCTTTGATGATCTGAATCACTAACTAACGGAATATCGCTATCAATGCTGATACTGTCGTAACTAACAATAATTTTACTGTTAATATCGTCCTTTAGTTCTATTACCTGTGATATGCTTTTACCGTTCTTTTCAAGATCGTCAATTAGATCAACATAGACAACTTCATATAAAGTTGATTGTGTAGTTGGATCTTTAGCTACTGCTTTTTTAACATCACCGAACGTAAAGCGTTTATTATAATGATTCTTGCCCATTGCAGAAACAAAAGTTTGTGCTGTATTACTTTCAATCCCTGCAAATAGTAATGCTGTTAGTTCACTTTGTACTCCGTAGTTTTTATCACCATAACGATATATGTCAGCAGGTTTAAAAACAGTAGAGTCGGTAATAAAGTTAAACCATGATAATCTTTTCTCTTTTGATTGTAATGCTCTAACAAATATGTTTGAGAATACTGTTTGGTTATCAGCAACAACTTTAATTTTAAATTCTCTTGTAGATTCAGCAAAGTTTGCACCATCTTGAGCTTTTATTGTAAATTTAAATTCTTTGTCAAACGATGTTCTTTGTTGATCAAATGTTAAACTAAAATCTCTAGAACGAGTTGAAGAATCTTCTCCAGCACTATCCTGTTCATAAAATCTAGTTAATCCAAGCCCTTGATTATCTTGAAACTGTTTTACTTTACCCTGTATAAGTCCTGTAGGTAAAAATTCTAATCCTTCAGGTAGCTTTCCGCTTTCTAATGTGTATAATATTCTACCACCGTATAGTAAACTTTGTGCTTCGACATATAAGTTACTAGGCTCATTGGGTTTAATACTTCCTCTATCAGAAGGTGTAATCCATGATATTGAACTTTCTATTTCACCTATGATGTCTATATTAAATGTTCTTTCAACAGTTGAAACACCCGGTACCCAATAGTCTGTGTCAGTAGGTAATCTGTTTTGATTTTGCACAGTAGCAATATAAATGATACCATCATAAACAATTGCTTCGTTAACATTATAGATTCTAGTACTGCTCCAATTACCTACAAGTGTGTAATTAATTGTTGCTAGGTTCGCAGGAAAGTTTACAGCTCTCATTGTGAACTGATAGTTTTTAGTTACTGCTGCTTGATAAGGAACTTTACCAGAAAGGTCACCGGTCACAGTGTCAAGTGTAAGACCAGGTGGTATAGTACTTGCGGTACCGTCTGGATTATTATCAACCAAGAAATAAGTTATTGTACCTGACAACGTAGGTGGATCATAAACATCTAGTGCAACAGTTACAAAGTTATTTGCTCTGTATCTACCTAAGTAAGGATCTGTAATCCATAGTGGCTGTCTGTTACCACTATTATCTGCTTGGAATAAATTTGTATCAACTTGTAGTAATGTGTTATCTGCTTTTAAAAATTCTTCAGTAACAACATAAATCTTAAATGTTCTGTGCAAAGCATTAATGCCGTCGGTAACTGCGATACTGAAAGTATATTCTCTACTTAACTTTCTAGGTATCTGACTTCCTTCTGCATAGTCAAATCTTTGTGTGTCGTAAAAGTACGTATCGAATCCTGTTGATGTATTTTTTGCAATATCAAGTGGAACAGTATCAAAAGAATGTGTATCGTATGCTCCAGTATTAGCTGCATTGTACTCTACAGCCTGCACAGGCTCCGTAAAACCGCTGATCTTTCCTGTTTGGGACAATGACAAGCCCGGAGGTAAAAGACCGCTATTAGGCACCATATAGTAGCTTAGAGTCTCCCCTGCTGTAAGGTCTTTGTCTGTTGCTTGTAATTGGAAGTCTATCTTAGAATCGTCAAGTGCAAAGTATGCATCACCTTGCCCAACATTTAGATATCCTCTAGTTGTAATCCATTCTGGAAAGTCTGCACCAGTAATTGACATGCTAAATGTTCTGTCCATACACCCACCAGTACTGTCATCGGCTCTGATAACAAATTTCTTAGTTGTATGTTTTGTAACTTCTCCAGGTGCACCTTTAATAACACCTTGGGATAATACACAACCTACAGGAAGTGTACCAGCAATTATAGAATATGTGATTGGATTAGAAGTGTCTGTAGACGCCTCTATTGGAATGTTGACTGTGATCCTTTCTTCGAAAGTACCTAAGTCTCCTGCTGGCGTTATCCAAGTAATTGCCATTTAGACTTCGCTCCCTATATGCCGCCAACATCTAAATTGATTCCTGAATCATACGTTAGTGTACCAAAATCAATATTAGATCCTTGCAGTGCTAATTGTATGGCATTTTCAAATCCTGAAGCTCCAACAGGTCCGAAATCGTATGTTGTTAAGTACTCAGTTACAGGTACAATAGTTTTAAATTTAATAGTGCTGCCTACAGCAGTAACTTCAATGTCTTTGAAACCGTTTTCTGATTGTGGCGCACTAGTACCTTCTAGAGTAATTTGTTGGTGTGTATTAGCCAACATACTACCACTGTCTGTATCAATTCTTGTAAATGCATCTGGTGCTGTACTAGCAACGATAATAGCTTCTGGACCTTCATCAAGTTGCATTTTAGCGCCAGCTACTAATTTTCTAAAGTTTAAGTTTGCACCTACTTTATCTTTAAACACACTAACACCGTTAGCACCTGTATTGGTTGCAGTAATTGTTAATTCTGTTTCAAGTGTTGAAAAGTTTGTATTAACTTTCTGGAACGCTGTTCGCAGATCATCACCTAATCCATCGTTTACAATATTACCTATGTTTATTAATTGTATCGCCATTTGTCACTCCTAATGTAGATCCGCCCAGCCTGCTGTACTGTCACCATTTGCATCAGCAGCGTATCCTTGAAACTTTCCTGTTGTTGTATTATAGATCATCATACCTAACACTGGTGTAAGTGCATCTACTTCAGTCTGTGTTAGTTGTGGTGGTCCAACATATAATTCTGTAAAGTTAGAATTAATTTTTTCAAACGCCCCACGTAGAGTATCGCCTGTTCTATCGTTTGCGGATGTTCCAATGTTTACTGTAAGTTTTGCCATCTATCCGCTCCTATACCCAACCGCCGATTGCAATTTTGCCCCAGCCCGTACTCTTGCGGACATAGACATAACTGTCATCAACTCTAATTTCGCCAACTTCTGCTACTTCTGATTCTGAACTTGGAGCAGCACTATTTGGTGCAATCTTACCTGTAACTGTGCCTGTTGCACCATCAATTACTACAGAAGAGTCATCACCAAATACCGAACCTCTAATATCAATAGTTGCGGTACCATTTAGCACTGCTGCTGGTATTGTGCTGCTAACAGCGTCTATTAGTAATGTACTATCATCGCCAAACACACTACCTTTAATATCAGTCACAGGACTTCCTGTGTACGATACTTCACCTGATGTTGCATTGTACATTAGCATAGTTGTACCAACTGCATTTCTAATTGGTTTAATTACTAGACTACTTGCTGTAGTATTTTCTACTGCGCTACCTGTTGCGTTGATTACAATTGAGTTTGCGGCTTGACTTGTTTGACCTGCATACTGTCCTAAGGCTATTGCTTTTGCACCTTGATTATTCTCGCCTGCTTGACTACCTAGAGCAACTGCATTTTGACCTTGATTAGTATTACCTGCATTGTTACCAATTGCTTGAGCATATGTACCTTGCGTTGTTTCACCTGATCCCTTACCAATTGCTACTGATTCTGCGCCTTGCGTTGTTTCACCTGCTTGATCACCGATTGCTACTGCACTGTTACCTTGGCTTGTTTCACCTGCTTGATCACCAAGTGCTACTGCACTTGTGCCTTGTGTTGTTTTACCTGCGTAATAGCCAACCGCTACTGCACCAAGGCCTTGACTTGTTTCACCTGCCAGGTTACCAATTGCTACTGCAAAATCGCCTTGACTTGTTTTACCTGTTTGTTTACCAAGTGCAATAGTAATTTCACTTGTTCTTAAACTTGTTGTATCTACTGGGCCAATGATCTTACCTTCCACACCGTCAACTAATAATCCTGAATCGTCTGCAAACACTGATCCTGTAATATCAATCTTCGGATCAACTGCAATAGTAATCTTATCGTTGGGTGAATCAAGTGTAATACCAATACCGTAACCAGATTCAAACGTTAAAATATCAGCAGTACTATCTGCTGCAATACTTGTTTGTCCATCAACAGCAATTTGTTGGAATGTTGGAACTGCTGGAGCACCGTTTGAAACAGTTGTAATACCTGTTGCACCGTCTGTCGAAACTGTAATACCAAAACCTTGTTGTACTTCTAACACACCTGTGTTAGTAAACTGTACTGCACCTGTTGTTGCACTAACTGAAATACCTTCGCCCGGTGTTCTTCCGGTTGCTCTGCTAGGAATGTTAGTTGTGTTTTGTGCAGATGTAACACCTGTGTTAGTAATTGTTACATTGCCTGTTGCTGAGCTAACACTAATACCTGTACTTGCAATTGCTTGTGTTACACCATCGTTAATAAATGTAATACTGTCTGCATCACTTCCTGCTACTAGTTGTACACCTGTGCCACCGTAAAATGATAATGTATCATTTGTATGATCAGCTTCAACAATGTCGCCATCATCTAAGTTGATATATCTAAAATATCTTTTTTCAGGATCAATAATTAAGTCACCGTTAATAGTTGAACCAAATGGTAAATCAACTTTACCACTTTCACCTTTAACGTGTGCTGTACCTAAGTATAAGCCGTTATCTTCGTTACCTGCTGAAGATAATGTTTCAGCAACATGTACTTCTTTCCATTTATGTGTAGCATCACCTAAAACTTTTACAGAGTCTGCTGCTGGTTTAACAGAAGTTGTAAGTGCTTCTAAGTTAAGTGTGCTGAATTCATTAAGTCCTTGTGTTTTACCACCCGATGAATATGCAGTAAATGCTGTGCCATTAACAGCTGAACTAATTCCTGCGTCTGTATAAAGAGCAAAGGTATTACCTGTTAGTACATCTGCATAATAAGTATTACCATTTAGTTGTGTCATGCCTACTACATCTGTAATAGTTACACGTTGTCCATCAGTAAGTCCGTGTGCTGTTGAAGTTGTAACTACAACAGGACTTGCCTGAGTAGCATTAGTAATTGTTTTTTGTTCGCCGCCAGCAAGTGTTGCACCAATAGTTACAAAGTTTGCATTGACTTCATCTAATGCACTTTTAAACTTATCCCATAAGAGTGGTGGATTACCTGGCGTTATGTTTGTATTATATGCCATTAGTTTCTCCCTACCGCTACTTCAATTGTGCCTATATGATCGCTATCATATGCTTCAATTGCTTTTCCAATAATTGTACCTGCTCGTACATCACCATCTGCTACTGTACCAACACCATGTATGCCTGCACACACAATTAAATCACCTTTTTCAATCTTGCCAACTACCTTACAAGGTACTCTACCTTGCAGCGCAACAAGATTTTTAAATCCAGGACACCCTGCGTACATAACATATGCTGCTCTATCTGAAACAACACCTGCTACTTTTGGATCACCTTTCTTATTAGAAGTTGTGACTTCCTTGTCACCACCAAATACTAACACTGTTCCGACTTCGTATTCCTTGTCACCTTCGTAGTATTCTGCAAGGTCAGCTGCATAAGTTGCTTCAAACCTTGATTCACTTGGAGTTGTTCCTGTTAATGTCCAACGTCCTGTTACTGTACCTGCTGTAGTATTACCACCAGTTGTTAATGATGTTGTAATAATTTGTGATGCTTCAACAGGTGCTAGTGATACACCGTTCTGTGTTCTAAACTTGTGATAGTCGTTATCATAAAAGTTTCTCTTGTCTGTTGCAAGTGAACCGTTCTGTAAATATAAACCACCACTACCACTTGAACCTGTATATAATCTTACATAACTTGCAGATCCTGATGTACCATAACCTACTGCTGTGTTACCGTTAACAGTAAATGAGCTTGTAGCGTTCCAAATTCTTGCACTGGCATCTGCGTTGCTATCTCTTTGAACAAGTTGACTTGCACTTGCATTAGCAGTTGCTTCAATGATACCGTAATCAACATCAGCTGTATTACTTGAACTACTTGTTCTTCTTAAGAAACCAGTTGCATTAAATTGTGATTTTTTAACAGAGCCACCTTGATCAACAACTGTTGTCATTAATACATCTGTAGGAGCACTAGCACTTAGTAAGTTATTACCTAATACACTCTTACCAGTAACGTTTACTAGTTTTGCTTTTGTAATCGTGCCATCTGTAATTGTTACCCAACCGTTTGTAACAGTAAAGAATGTATTATCAAATGCTGCAATACCTTTGTCAGCTTGTGTAATACCTGTATCATTTGCACGTACTTGAGCATCTGACATGCTCAATTTACTTTGTACAATTGCTGCTGAAGCATTAACGTCAGCGTTATCAATTACACCTGGTTGAATTTGTGCGTCAATTGTATTTGCAGTTGAATCAATACCTAAAGCAATATCACCTACAACAGATGCATTAATAGCATTATTACCATCGCCTGTGAATACAAGTATATCATTTGATTCAAGATTGCTTAGTGTAAATTCTTGTAGGTTACCAAATGTTAAGTTTCTTAAGTTAACCGCATCTTGTGGATTTGTTGGATCTCCAACATTAAGAAGTTTGAATCCACCACTGTCGAGTGGACCTTTCATAGCCAGTGAACCGTCCAGTGCCATAAAGCCACCACTGATAGGTGGAATTAAGTTTGCTGACGTTACTGGAGCACCAGCGTGTGTGGTACCAAGTCGTCTTTCAATATAAAGTCTAGTTGCGTTCTCCGTCGGTACTGTATCAACAGCGTTGTCAGTCATACCAGAGTCTGTACTAAACTCAGATACTGGAACACCACGTTTAAATCCAATACCGTCCAAGTTACTCAATGCAATAGCTGCTGAGAATGTAACCTGACCAGTACCTTGGTCAACTCTAAAGTAAGGTCCAACATTGAAGTTACCAAATTGGTCTGTGGTTACATAGAACACACGTCCAACGTTTCGTTCATCTGTTTCTGTATCAGGATTAAACGCATTAACTGATGGACCATAAATCTCTGTTGGATAGTTAGTATCTGCATATGAACCTGTACCAATCTCAAGTAAATCATGAGATGTAACACGAGTCAATGAAATTCTAATTGTTAATTTACCATTAGCACCATCAGCGTCTTTTGAAACAGCTGATTTAATAGTATAACTTGATGAATATTGTGTAAGAGGATCTACTAGTGGTCTATTAAGTGTAATTCTTGCCCACGGATTACCAGTTACAGTTTCATCTTCAAACAAGTCAATTACATAAACTTCACCGTTGAATACAAATGTACTTCCTTGTACCCTTGATCTTTCCTGAGGAGCAACAGCAACAACAGCAAATGAGCTATCTCCTACAGCACCTGTTGGTGTGTAGTATGAATGTGTTCCACTTTGAACACCGGTTGTGTCAACTTGTACAGCACCTGATAGTGTTGGATATTCTGTACTTACAGTAAATGTATTTGCATCAAGAACTGTGTGTACAAAATAGTGTTGACTTGTGTTAAGTCCTGTTGGTAATGTACCTGTTGTTGTAAGAACAATTGGATCACCTTGGGTAAAGTTATGTGTAGTTTTTGTAAGCACAGCTGGAGAAGCTACTGATATTGTAACTGTATTTGTTGTGCCTGTTTTTGCTTCACCTGGCTTGTAATATGTTAAGTCAATGTAGTTATAGTTTTCTCTAAGAGTCGTAGTAGTCAACCCTTCGATAATAGCTGAATGTACTCCTGTTCCTGTATCTGTTGTAGTAACAGGGGTTGAACCATTAATAGCAGTTGATATTTCAAACTGGGTAGCAGTTAAGTTCTCTTCTCTAACCCAATGAGTTTCACCAGCTACAATTCCTGCTGGTAAAGTACCTGTAGAAGTAAAGCTCAATCTATAGTTGAATTTTAGTTTGTGTGGTACAACACATTTAATAGTTGGAGTACCATCGGTTAGTGTTAGAGCTGAACCTCCAGCACTTGTACTTAAAACAACACTGTTGTATGTTGGAACGCTAATAACATGATAAGTTGTACCTGAAGTTATTCCATTTGCTGTTGATCTTGGAACAATAGTATCACCAATAATTAATCCGTGATTCTGACTAAACGTAGCAACATTACCTGTTGCTGCTGTTGCAGTAATACTTGCAAGGAATGTACCTACACCTGGTGCTGCTGCTGTAAATTCTACTTCATAGTTACCTCTTGAATCTAATGCTGACTCAAACTGTAAGACACGATAAACATCTGTGTATTCTTGTAATATTAAACCAGTTGATGGTCTTGTAGCAACGTCAACAAGTTCACCAGTTAACGTAACTTGTGAGTTAGAACGTAGTGTCATCTTAGTATTATCTGGAATAACAGCAAATAATCCGTCGAAGTTACCAGTTGAGTCACTTGTTAAGTTTAGTTTAGCAACTCCTGTTGGCAAGTCAGCAGTTGAAACTGACGTAACCGGGTATCTGTAAATTATATTACCATGGTCAACTTCAAGTTCTGAGTTATTAAGTGGCAAATAATCATACCCATCAACATAAAGAAACAGTCCGCCTTGTGTATTTGCAAAGCCTGCACTTGGAAAATAAGAGTAAACTGTTTGTGCAAGGTCGTTATATAATGATGTCGGTGTTGGAACCTCAAGTGGGTCTGAACCATCTGCAACCAATGCATAGATACCATGTGCAGAAGAACCACCAACGGACCTAATCTGCGCACCGTTAAGTGACATGTAAGATGCATAACAGTAATATGTAAACATTGAAACTGCTTCTGTTAAACCACCGTTGGTTGCAAGTAGGCCGTAACCCATGTCAGCAACCTGTGTAAAGTCATTTGATAACATTGATCTGTTACCAGGCATCAATATTTCATAAATTCTTTCTATCGAGTGTGTTCCACTACCAGCACTTGTTGTTGCAACTGATAGTCCACCTGGTGTTGCTGAAACTTGGAATGTATTGGTTGTTAAATTAACACCTGAAACATAATAATCTTGACCAACAACTAATCCTGTTGGTAATGCACCTGTTGTTGTAAATTTAACAACAGCACCTTCTTGTAATTTGTGTGCTGATGAAGTAATAACAGCAGGGTTAGCGTTTGTAATTGTAGCAGTAACAGGTCCAGCAGTTCTAGTAAATGGTGTAGTTTCATCTAAGATGAATGATGCTGACGAGCCGTTTTTGTTAAAGACAAAATCTCTAACGTAGTTTACTCTGAATACTGTATCATCAACAATAAACGAACAAGGAAGCTGTGGTACTCTGTCTAGTCCTGTTACTTCAATTCTTGTGTTAGTTGTTGACGAAGCGTGTCTAAATTGTAAGTTACCAGCAAAGCCGTCAACAAACATACCACCTGCAAAAGTTTGTTTGTTTATTGATTTTGAGAATGATGCTGATTCTTGACAGTATGGTGACTTAGCAAGGATTTGTCCTTCTGGGTCAAGTACCATCATAAAGCCGCCATGTCCTTGACCTGTAACAGCTCTAATAATATTAGCATCGTTCATTAAGAACATGTCTAATTTGTCGTTCTCTTCTGGATAGTTAACACTACCTGATCCGTCAATTACATCTTCAATAGCATCAAATAGTTCAGCAACAACTGCTTGTGTTCCTGTTTCTGCTATAAATGATGTATCAATAACCTGTAGTGCTGTAGTTACTGTTCCTGGAAGTGCTAAGTTTTGTATAACATAATCAATTGCTAACTGCGCTCTTTCAAGTCCTGCAATTGTTTGTGAAAGTTGTGTAGTAATTGCTTTCCGACCACTTGCAGTCTGATAATATTTTAAACCTGCGGAAATAGTTCTATTGTATCCACCGTACTTCAGGTCGAATATCATAGCATCAATAATTAATCCTACATCACGTTTACATTGTGTTTTGATATATGTATATGCGTTTGTAAATGGTGCAATGTTTCCAGCAATTTGCGTATCGATCCAATCAACAACTTCGTTTTGAATGAATGATTTATTAAGTTTGATAAGTGCTGCTGACTTTCTGTAAGCACCTTTGTTATCAACTTTAGGATAAACTGGTTGTGTTTTGTCTGTTAGGTAATGATGAGCATACAAATCTGCACCAATGGTCATTCCATCAATGTTTGTATCTCTTCTAAATTTTTGGAAAGCCCAAGGTGAACTTGATGTACCTGGTCTTGGTTTAACAAGAACACGTCTAAATTCATCACCAATGATTGCAACGTTCTGAGGTACTTTAAGTGGATAGTTTTCTTGATAAATTCCACTTTCAACAAGTACTGCAATTTGAACTTGGTTAGTAATATCACCATATGAAATAGGTTCATCAAGTATAAATGTTCCGTACTTAATATCTACATCAAATATTTCGTTACCGTTACTATCTAGTGCTCCTTCGTGTGCAAGAATCTGCGCAAGTGCGCCTGATGTTTCACCACGTAAGTATAAACCTTCTCTAATATCTCTTGTTCTAAATGCTATCGGAGTATCTGTTAATACATCACCTGTGTAGTCTGTACGATAGCCATCTGTTTTTAATAAGAATCTTGGCAAGTCAACTTGAACAGTTCCAACTGTTGTAAATCCACTACCTGCATCTGCAATATCAATACCAGTGATAACACCACTGGATATAACTGCTGTACCAAAAGCACCTACTGCTGATCCTGTTCCTACAACACGTACAGATACTAAGCTGTAACTGTTACCACCACTGCTAATATCAACACCGTTTACTTTATATGTTACATCAAATGTAGCACCTAAACCAAATGTTGAATCAGAAGTTGTAACAACTCCGCTTGTTCCAGGCAATACTGTGTAATCACCTTGTGCTAAAAGTTTGAATGTTGTGATAGCACCTGGTGTTGTTGCTGTTGATAGTACTTCAATAGTTGCACTTGAACCTGTTCCACCTTGGAGTGTAATAATATCTCCTGATTGGTAGTTTGCACCTGGTGCATTAAGTGTAATTGTATCAACACTCATTCTTGCACTACCAACAAATCCTGCACCTGATGAAGGTGACGTATCAATTTGTGAAAGTGTTACAGTGCCTGAGCCGTTATTAAATGTAAGTTGTTTCTTATAAGGACCAATATCGTCTAATGATTCTAATACTATTTCTTCAGCACGTTTTAATGCTGCTTCAATTGTTTTATAAGCATAAGCAAGAGCTCTACCTTGTAGTTCTTCACTTACACCTACTCTTTCATCTTGACCTGATGTAGCAACATATAGGTTTACCTTACTACCAAATGATGCATTATCAACATATTGTTTTGTTGCAGCAATTAAGCCATCATATAATTCGTCATCTGCAGGTTCTGGACTTCTGCTTAAAATTAATGGTCCAGTCATTGTACCAAATGCTACATTTGGATTACCTGTTGACGGATCAATAGCACCAATACCTGCTCTTGAAATCTTTGTATCTACATATGCTTTGTTTGATGCTTCATCATTTGAAACAGGAGTAGCCATATCTTTAATACGGTATGTGTTACCACCTGATGCAACAGATAAGTTACCACCTAGCTGTGGACTAGGGTCACCTGAGATTTCACTAAACTCAGTAGCAACAATAATCTGGTTTGCATTTGAAGTATCATCGACTGTGATACCTAAACCTGCTGTAATTTGCTTAAATTGTAATCCGTCTGTTGTTGGATTAACCGCTAGTACAGCACCTTCTTGACCTAAAAATGTAGTAGGAGTATCGTCAAGTGCAATAAAAGTAAGTTTTTCACCAAGTCCTAGTGAGCTATATAGTTCTTTAAAATTATCATTCGTCTTACGAAACGAATCTCTAATACTATCGCCGGTACCATCGTTACCTATTGCGCCTATATCTACAATCTTACGTGCCATGTACTATGTCTCCAAGTATCTTATTCCTAATGTATTTAGCCAATAATTTTACAAGCCTAATGTAAAATAGTAAATACATGCATGTTCATTAAAACTGAAAAAGTACATACTCACTATAAACGGCAGAGTAAACTTGGCAAAAAACACGAATATCTTCGTGAAAAAACTGTTGTTCACCTACAGTGTGATAACTGTGATACTGTATTTACCAGGGATCTAAAAAAGATGAACTCAAGCCGGTTAAACAATAACTACTTCCATGTGTGTACTAATTGTGATGCTAAACGTTTTGCTCAACGCAAAGGTGTAGAACAGAAACAAGTATGGGATTTGCCTGTAAACACAGACTTACCTTTATCTAAATTCTAGTAGATCTACTAGTAAGTTCTTTTTTTACTTTTACTATAGTTTTAGGCTTTGCATTACTGCTACCTATATAGTCTACTAGCTCTTGTGTAGAGATACACTTCATATAAAAGTGTTGAGTTTCAGTTTTACCTGTGGATTTATTTCTAATTTTTTGTGATGGTTTAAATTTTACTGGCATTATTCTGGACCGTTATTGTGTTTTCTTTTTAATTTTTTATTATCCCAATTCTCTATTGCTTCTTTAATTGATTCTTCTGCTAGTATCGAACAATGTAGTTTCAATGTAGGAAGTTCTAAAGCATCGGCTATGTCTTTATCTTTTATTTCTAGTGCTTCAGTCATCGAAAGACCTTTAAGCATTTCTACAAACATGGTTGAACTAGCAATAGCACTTCCACACCCATATGTTTTAAATTTTACATCTTCAATTATATCAGTGTCAGGATTAATTTTGAGGTCTAACTTCATTACATCACCGCATGACGGTGCACCTGTCATACCAGTAGCAATGTTTGGATCGTTAGGATCAAACCTTCCAACACCGTGTGCTTCAGGATCATTAAGTACATTTTTAAATCTGTCTACTACCTTATTGCTATATGCCATAATAATTATTTACCTCTTTAGTGAGCATTCCATTTAACCTTGCTAAAGTCAACACCGTCCAAGTACATGTCCCACAGAGGAGATAGTATTCTAAGTTTGCCAATTACATTAAGCATTGTTTCTGCAACACTATCTACTTCTTCTACAGTAGTTGTCCTGCCAAAACTAAACCTAATGCTACTGTGTGCTAACTCGTCGTCTCTACCTATAGCTCTAAGCACATAACTAGGCTCTAAACTAGCACTTGTACATGCACTACCACTGCTTACAGCAACGTTCTCTAGTGCCATAATCAAAGACTCGCCTTCAACAAAGTTAAAACTAATATTAAGTATGTTTGGAACTTTGTGATCTAGTGAACCATTTATGTATGACTCTTCAATAGTCGTAAGTTTGCTTAACAGTCTATCATGTAGCATTTTAATATGCTGTTTGTTCTGTTCCATTTCAAGTCTTGCGTATTTGAATGCTTCGCCCATGCCTACTATTTGATGTGTAGGTAGTGTGCCTGAACGCATACCTCTTTCGTGTCCGCCACCGTGTATTTGAGCTCTAAGTCTTACCCTTGGTTTCTTTCTGACATATAAAGCACCAATACCTTTTGGACCATATGTTTTGTGTGCGGATAAACTCATTACATGCACAGGAAGTTCTTGTAAGTTAAACTCTATTTTTCCTGTTGCCTGTGCGGCATCAACATGAAACATTATTTTGTTTTCAAAACAATACTTACCAATGCCTTCTATGTCATTGATAGTACCCATTTCATTATTAATATACATAATGCTAACAAGTATAGTATCGTCTCTAACAGCGTCTATAACCATCTGTGCTGTAACTATGCCATCTTCGTTAGGGTCTAAGTATGTAACTTCAAATCCGTCACGTTCTAATTCTCTACATGGATCTAGTACTGCTTTATGTTCTATCTTACTTGTTATAATGTGTTTGCCTTTGCTTTGATAAAAATCTGCAATACCTTTAATTGCTAAATTATCTGCTTCGGTAGCACCACTTGTAAATACTATTTCTTTGGGGTCCGCACCAATTAATTCAGCTACATTTTTTCTAGCCTCATCAACAGCATCATCTGCTTTCCAACCAAAACTATGACTTCTACTTGCTGGATTACCAAACTCACCTTCTTCGGTCATGTACTTAACCATAGTTTCAACTACACGTTTATCACATGGAGTTGTAGAAGCATAATCCATATAGATTCTGTTACCCGATGACTCTGCATGGGTATCGATTGTCGCTGTGACGTCTCTATGTTGCTTATGATCCATTAATGTATATGATTTTTAGTTTATTGTACAACAATTTAGTAAAGTTGTCAACCAAACTTATTTATCTGATGTAGTTGTGCCAACTATCATGTTTGATTTTTAATTGTAAGAGTTCTTTGTTTTTAATGAGGTCGTAGTAGGTAGGTCGATATGGATCTTTGTTAGGCACCGGCCTGAGTCGATCTCCTTTAGCAACGTTACAAGGACCACATGCAGTGGTCATATTTTCCCAGGTGTTTTTACCACCTTTGGAGATAGGTAACACATGATCAATGGTGCATTTGTTTCTGCTAGGTAGCATTATGTCGCAATATTGACATGTAAACTGATCTCTTAAGAAAATATTATATTTGCTTAACCGTACTTTTACATTCTTGTGAATATATTTTTTAACAATAACTACAGCAGGAACTTTAGTTTCCCAAGTAGGACTGCTAACCACCCAATCGTCATACCATTCTAGCACAGTTACACGTTCTGTAACCATGTATTTTATTGATTCTTGCCATGTGATTGTGCTTAAAGGTAGTATAGAATAAGGCTTTGCGTCAGCATTTAAAACCAAACAGTCACTCATTGGATAAAAGACCCTTTTCTTTTTTATGTCGCTAATATTTATATAAATACAGTATGACCATAAAGTTATATAGAAAAATAGTCATTGAAGCAGATACAGCTCGTGAAAATCTAGTGCAAGAAAAGTTGCCCTACGAGAAGAACGAGCTTGAAGTAATGAGCAGCGACACACTTGATTATCATTTTGGCAAACTTGCATCAGCGTATGTTAAAAGATACAATGATAAAGATGGCGATGATGATTTTAATTATGGCGGTGCAAAATTACATAATTTGTTCTTCCCACAGTTACAACCTATTTCTGTAGGCAATAAACCTACAGGCATATCACAGGAACTTATTGATAGTAACTTTGGTTCTTTTGAAAGTTTTAAAGAAGAATTTTCAAAAGTAGCTATGGGAATTCAAGGTTCCGGTTGGTTGTACTTAGATACAAAAGGACGAATCAAAACAATTAAAAATCACGGTTATAAACGTGGAATGAAAATTGCTTTGTTAGTTGACTGGTGGGAACATGCATGGGCACTGGATTATCAAGCAGATAAATCAAAGTACCTTGCTAATATTTGGAAGATTATAAATTGGTCAGTAATCAATGACCGCATACAAGGAGAATAATATGAATCCTATTAATTGGGTAAAAGATAGACTAGAAGAAAGAACATCCTGGGACGGTGCAGTCCTTATTGGAGTTGGTGTAGTTGTTCTAATCGCAGGACCATTTGCGAAATTAGCAGCATATGCAGCAATCGGATATGGTATTTGGACACTATGGAAAAAACAGGACTAGTTAAATTAACTCAATCAGCGGTCGATCATATGACCAAGCTGATAGACGAACAAGGTAAACCCATCGTTAGACTTGAAGTCAAAGGCGGTGGGTGTGCCGGTTTTCAGTATGAATGGTCCATGACTGAAAACTTAGAAGAAAAAGATGAAGTAGTTGACTTACCAAACGGTCAATTTGCTATTGATCAATTTAGTGTAATGTATGTTGCAGGTACTGAAGTTGATTTTATTAAAGAAGTGTTTGGATCCCAACTTATAATTAGAAATCCTAATGCAACGTCAAGCTGCGGCTGTGGCGAGAGCTTTGCGGCTTAGGTCATAGTTTAGCAAAGCCTTACTAGCAAGATTTTTTGCCTTACTTTCGCACATAATATCTGCCGAGTCACGGAAGGACAAAGCCCAGTCATTAACTGTATTGTTAGGATAGTAATCACTATGGGCTCTAAGTTTTTGCTTTTTGTAGCCTGCCTCTAGTAACTGTTCCATGTTAGGCATTGTGTCGTGTGCAAAGTCTTGCGGTAACCATTCGTCTCGACTGTATGAATAATGTATCACAGGTCGTACACCACGCCACGAATCTATCATGCGTAGATATCTATCGTCGGTGGGCAGTATATATTCGCCTGTGCGGACCCAGTGATGGTGTATGTCCAATACCAATGCACATGTGTCGACAAGTTCGAGGGAGGCTTCGATGCCCCACGACATTTCGTCGTTCTCGATCGTAATGCAGTTTCTCGCTTCTGGAGAAAGTCTTTTGTTAACTGCGTGTATGATACCGGCTGGACCTTGTCTACCTGATATATGGACATTGCACTTGAAGTCTTGGAAGGTCTTGCCGTATCCCATCCAGCGTATGACATCGGTGTGATATTCAAATTCTTCTATGCTCCTCTCTACAATTTCGGGGTTGTCGCTCGCAAGTACAGTAAATTGGCCTGGGTGCATCGATAGTCGGACATCGAGGGCTCTTGCCCTTTCGCCAATCGGTGCAAAGTGTTTCTCGCAGTATTCGCGGACGTCTGGCTTACGCCAATAATAGCCCCAAGTAGGCTCAGTATAAACAGGAAGTACATCGCTACCCAGTCGTACCATTCGCAACTCATCTGTTAAACTCCCTACGTACTCTATCAAATTAGCATAGCTCTGTATGTTGTGGACCATAATATCCCACAAGCGTTGTTCTGCATCTTCACGTGTTTGCCTGTTGAGCCATTGTACTGTTGTACTGCGAGTATTTAGTGGTCGTTGAATCTCTTCTAGCAGTTTCTTTTTCTGCGTCTGATCGTGCCACATGTATTTGCAGGCAAAGCCTATTCTCTTATTCATACTTATAGTATACTATCTTGTAAGTTTGATGTCAATCGTGGATCGCTCAATATTCTAAATGTTTCTTTCCAATCATTAACATGATAAATTTTTGAACGTTTAAAGTTTTGTCTTAGTGCTTCAGCAATAGGAAAGTCATTACCTGCAGGATCACAGCGATCACCAAAAAACAAAATACTATCGTCTTTGTCAAAGTCTACAAGTATCTGACTTTTATCTGATCCTATAGGTGCAATATCTAAACCTGTTTCACCACCTACTGTTGCTTTTAAATTATGGAACTCTCTGTTAAACAGTTCAGCAATAATATTTCTTTCTTTATGTTTGGTATCGTACTTTGCGTATAACTTACGTTCGCCTATTGTAGCATTGCGTCCTACAACGCTAAAGTTAATCATACCTGGGCGTTCTTCAATATGTAATCCTGTGCGTAGTGGAAAAGCACTTTCTTCTAATTTTTCTAATAGGAATGTTTTTGCAGCATATGGAAGTTTCCAATCGCTTCTTCTTATGTTTTTACTTGACTCGTATACATCTGCACCGCTACAATTATAAGCACGTCTAGCCAAGCCGTAGATAACATTACCTACTTGTTCTACAGTTTTCTTTTTATCGCTACCTGTAACGAGATAAACTTTGTTTTCTGTGCAGAAGTCAAAAAAGAATTTAGAAAATTCTTTATCTATCTCCTGACGACTTGGCGTCAATGTACCGTCTACATCAAATATAAACTTCATACTGATTATTCCTCTATCGGAATATCAGTGTACAGTCTTTCGAACTCGGCCCAATACATGTATTCGTCATACACTTGAGCACCATATAGAATTGTAAACTCTAACAAAACTATTATGACAAGTACTTTTATTATTACGTTAAGCATAATGTCCTTTCTAAATTTTAGCCTTAGGGTTTTTCTTTCTAAAACGATCAAACAGTTGTTTGATACGCTTCACCTTTGCAACAACATTATCTGTTTTTGCAAACTTGTGATGATTTGCATATGTAAATGCATCTTCAATATCTTTTTCGAGATCGCCAGCTTCATCAATGACAATTTCATGATCGTGTAGCATACTTCTACTAATAGGTACAAACTGTGCAAGTGGTGTTCCAGCTTTAACTAAAGTTTCTCCTTCTAGTACATGCCAAAATAATTGTATTGGAATGGCATGCATATACATAGGATCAACTATACCATATGCAGCCGTAAATCTTGTTTCGTTATTGTAGGTTACAGGCATTTGCATTAGTAACATATCGTCACTTGCTTTTACACGCCAAGGTGTTTCAACTTTAACTGCTGAATTTAAGTAAGGTTTGTTTGTGTTATCAGTATCATGAGGAATAAGTGGCTCAGTTTGCCAAGGTGCATGCCAGTTAATGTAATATTCCCAACCTTGTATATTATAATTTCCTGTGCTTGGTTTTACAAACTGAAAAGGAACTTCCCAAGCAACACCGCCATCTACTCCGGGACCTGTTTTAATTACAAAATCTGCAGGAGCTCTCATGATATATCCTGACTTCATAAGTGGCTTAATACCAGGACAGTTTTTAGAAAGTTGATTGCCGCTCTCAGGCCTAACTCTACGTGTTCCAACATCATTGAATCCACGGTCTGCTTTACCAGCAGGCTCAATAGGATACAATTCTGCTACATTTGGATCTAAAGAATAGAAACGTAGCCAGGATTTTTTCTTTCTAAAGTTAAACATACTTACAGTATACAGTCATTATTTCCAGTTGTCAACAATTAACTTGTCTTTTACTTGTCCAGGATTTGGATCACCATGAAATACCATGATAGAATTGTCTTTTGGAGGAACTACATCATCTCTAATAGTTTTAAACTGTCTTTGTCCGTCTTTCATATGAAGTTCAGTCTTATCTCGTATTTCCCATTTATAACTCATTACCCATTCTTCAGGCCAAAACTTAAGAACTTCTCTACAATTTTGCCAAATCCAATCTTGATCTCCGTGTAGTCTCTGTGCCTGTGCAGGATTGTCCATAAAGTTATTATAAACATGAGATTGTGTTCTTGCATTCCATGCCATAACAGAACTATTTAGGTATTTGTAGTTTGGATGAAACTTTCTATTAAAGTCTCTAATACCTATAAAATCATCTAACCAAACATTACATAGTTTATCAATGTTGTTATGGATAACAACATCTAGGTCCATGTATAATATTCTACCTTCTAAAGGAAGAGCAGGGTCAAACATATGAACTTTATGCCACCAACCTCTTGCATAACCTTTATTAGGTACAACAATATTGTTTACACCTTGAAGTGGCTTAGGGTCATCTGTTAAACAGTTAAATCGATAAGGTACAGTAATATGCCTTGCAACCATATCACGTAACTTTATAACATATTCGTTTCCATATTTGTTGCCAAAGCGTACACAAAGGATTTGTGTAACAGGTCCGTTCTCATTCTTGTCTCGAAAGTTATTTGACTTTCGAAGTTCTTTTTCTAAACGTCTTGCGGCCTTTTGTGCCTTACGTTCTGCTTTTGTGAAGTTGTGATTTTCTAATGCCATTCATCGTTACTCGGCATGACGAACTATGCTGTCAACGACAGATTCAAAGTCATGTAAATGAAGTGCATTTGGACCATCGCTTGGTGCGTTATCTGGATCACTATGTACTTCTAAAAAGAAATCCCTAATACCCAATGCACTACCTGCACGGCATAGACCAGGAACGTAATCGCGATTGCCGCCGCTACTGCTTCCATTACCGCCTGGTTTCTGTACCGCGTGGGTCGCGTCCAAAACAATAGGGGTATTATAATTGTTAAGCATGTAATCCAAGCCAGTGAAATCAACAACAAGAGTATTGTATCCAAAACTTGTTCCTCTCTCAGTTATCCAAACTTCTTTGGCACCTTCTGTCTTTGACAGTATACTTTCAACGTCCCAGGGTGCAAGGAACTGACCTTTTTTAATATTAACAATCTTATCTGTAGCACAAGCAGCCTTTACTAGGTCTGTTTGCCTACACAAAAATGCAGGAATTTGTAATGCATCAACTACTTCGTTGTATGCTTCAGTAATATATTGAATTTGTTCTACAGTGTGTACGTCAGTAATTGTCTTTACACCAAACTGTTCTTTAATTGCTTCAAAGTCAGTAAGTGTTGCATCCATACCAACACCACGTATTCCTTTGATGCTAGATCTATTTGCTTTATCAAAACTGGCTTTAAAATAATAGTCAATGCCGTGCTTATCACAAACACGTTTGCACTCTTTTGCAATCATTGCACTATCAGTTAATGTCTCGTGTTGACATGGTCCTGCAATTATTCTCATAGTTTACTACCCTTCGTAGATTGCCGAGTTGGCACCATGCTCTGAACATTCAGCACTTACACAATAACAACGATTATTTGTTTTTTCTTTAATTAAATCGTTAGCAAAGTTAAATGCATGTTCCGCAAATTTCTCTGCACCAACACCATCGAATTGTCTGATCTCTGCAAGTCCAAGTGTTTCTAAACGTAGTAGTTCATCTTTCATTGGATCTGTTTTATCAATACAAGTTTTGTGATCAAAGCTATCTTCAAGCCAAGCCTTCAGCGGTTTAAGTCCACCAAAGTCAACTGCCCAATTTTTATTATCTAAATCATTACATCCAAATGTAAATTTAAATGCTAGACTATAACCGTGTAGCAAATGACAATGTGAATGTTCTGCATTCGGCTGCCTAAATACTGCACTCAAGCCAATGTTATGACCATAAGTTTTTGTACTAAAGTATTTTCCCATATTTTTATCTCCTATATATGAGCGGCAGAATTAGAAGGGTTGACGCTAAGACCTTGTTAAACATATTAGTAATTATACACGAATTACAATGTTTGTCAAGATATTGATTTATAAAATTGTTCAAAGTGAACATTAGGCTTTTGCCAGACAGGCGGAAAGTCCCATTCATGCATATTTTTTATTGTAAATTTTTTGTGTGGATGATTTTTGAATACTTCACCAATTTGTATTTTCCAATAACTAGGATCGATTGGATGTGTGTCGGCATCGGCATAGTTATTTGTTCCTTTGTACAAATTGTTAACTTTGTCGTTATTACCATACAAGTCAAAACCTAATAATGTAATATTATCTGATTCGAGTGTTGCTGCAAGTAATACAGCATAAGGTCCACTTCCCCAGTTAATAGGTTGATTATGTTTTTGTTCGTCTTTGGGAGATATGTAAGGAACAGAATTTATTCTTTTGTCTTTACGAACTTTACGAAAGTATTGATAGTTTTCACCACGGACATAAATCTTTGTGTCCTTTGTGTTCTCACCTTCAGTTGCTTCTAGCACCATACGTCTATCACAACACACAAGATGATCAACAACCATATCTCTATGTACTGCGTTGCAACCTACTAAAGTATAATGTGGGTAAATGCGGGCGATGTCTAGCCCTTTGCGACTTTCTCCGTTACCTAAAACTAAAGTCCCGGGCACTCCGTATTACCTAATTTCTCCAAACGGTGCCCATATGCCAGGGTTACCTGCTTGGATACAAACCCAACCAATGTACGACTTCTGTCTTGCTCTTGAGTTCCAGCAAATATCACCTTGATTGAATTGGCCACCTTGTGGTGCTTCAACGCCGTTGATATGAAGTGCATTGTTGAATTTAATTGCGCCCCTAACATGCAAGTCAACTGTGCTGTCTGGGTTGGAAACTCCTACTGCTAGTTTGCCTCCAACAAAACCGTCTTTAGCAATGCGTACATCACCACCGGCTTCAACAGTTAGTCTTACTTGATTGTCTGTTTTTACATCTAATTGATGGCTACCAAATGTACCAACAAATCCTTTTGTTGATTCATCTGTACCGATAATCATTTCTACGCCATCTTCTGCAATACTTACAGCAGCATTTGGCTGCTCAGTACCAATACCTAGTCTATCATTGTGTGAATTAAAGTAAACGTATTGATTAATTGAAACATCACCGTCTACTACTAGTCCTCTTAATCTACCTAATGATTTTAAGTTACTGTTTACTACACTTGTACCTAGTGTATCTAGTGTTAGTACTTCTAAATTGTTTATTTTAACTGCTTTATTTTTAGCAAGATCAATATTCTCTGTTGAAAAGATACTCTTTGTATCTTCCATATAGGATAATTGTTTAGTGTAGTCTTTGCCAGCCCAGAATAGACCCTTACCGTTAATGTCGGTAGTAAATTTGATTGACTGATTTGATGCCCATCCACCGTCTGATGTTAGAGCTGATTCTAGCTCAGTTAGGGCTTGATTAAGTTTCGCATTGTCCATATTAGTATTTATCCTTTATACAGAAAAGCCGGTTTATTGCACTTTCAGCAAGATTATATCATTATTTATCCGACCGTTCAGCTTTATGTCCACTGCTTTAATGTCATCTAAGAAAGATCTCAACTTAACTTTACCACTATTCTTAAACTCTTTTAGTTGTTCTTCAGGTTTACGTAGTGTTTTTTGAATACTTTCTTTTTCGCTAAACCCTGTAATAGTTGTGCCTTTTACACTCAGACCACTGCCTTCACGTTGTTGCCCTAGCGGATCTTGTATATCTGCAACATACTTTCCTATCTTACGTGTTTTACAGTTAAACACCCAAAGCTCATTGCATTTAATAATATCTTCAGGATTAATACTAGCAAGTTGATACTTGTCATCTGTTGTTTTAAACTTTAGTTTTGATACAAGTTTATCTGCACTATACACCTTACGTTTACGTGGCTTACGTGTTGCTTTACTTGAATCAATAACAACCTGACAAGCACCATATAATCTTTCTAGTGCTGTTAGCATGTTCTTAAGTTCTTTTTTATTTGTAAAACTATACGCTTCTTGTAATTGGGCTGCAAAATCTATTTCTCTTTCAGTTGCATCTTTTTTCAACTTAGGTGGATTCAGCACTTCTTTAATTTCTTTAAGCTCAGGCTCATATAATCCCATAATCTTACGAGCATGTGCCTGTGTTACTTTCATTTGAGTAAAGTGTTTTGCAAAATCAAATCCTTTAGGATCAAACTTCTTATCTTTCTCACTCCACACTTCTAACCATAGGTCAATTTTTTCACAAGCAGCAATCGCTTGTAGCTCAATACGTTCTTGAATACTAATTACACGCTTCTGTGGCTTTTCTTTTAGCTCTTCCTCTTTTTCTTCTTTTGCTTCTTTACCTGCTTGTATTGCGATTTCAATCCTCCTTTCAAGAAAGTCCATAGATGATTTTAATTGGCCCATTGTCCCAGCTAGTGATTCCCAATGGTCTGCTTCTTTCTGAGAAAATCTTGGAGCACCTTTTATATCCATACGTGCAACAATGCCAGCAGTAGTACTAATTGTATGTTTAGGAGCGGCTTTGATCCATTTTATTTGATCTTTGGTGTACTTGTCCTCTTTTTCCATCCAGTCATATACATTGCTGTATAAGTCCTCAGGCTTAAAGTTTGCGTAATACCATTCGTGAGTACTACGGCGATGAACATGTATTTTTTCGCCAGTCCATTCTTCCCAGCCGTCCCAATCAGGTTCCGTGAGCTTTGCGCCACGTTGGATCCGCGGTGCCGCTCTTGGCTTTTTACGCTTGGTACTTTTAGGCAATGCCATCTGTTGCTCCTATGATAAAAATATTACTATATGATGATATATATCATTTGTCAAGAAAAATCTGCTCTAAACGAATTCTTCATGTTAGATTTTTCGCGATAGGAAATATTTCTGAGATGACTTTAGCACACGCTAAAGCAATGTCCATATGCTCTTTTTGTGTCCCATTCGCACCTCTAAGTTGAATATAATGTACCCAACTCCTAATTGTTCCATTCATGTATAGACGTGTTTTGGTAAGTCCTTCAGGCAGTACTTTTCGTGCTTGTTCTTTCGCAATGCCTTTCTTAATGGCCCAGTCGTATTCTTTTTTTGCTAAATGTGCGATACGCATTTGTGCATGTAACCAATCAAGTTGTAGTTTTTCATCTTCAACCTTAATAGAATTTTGTCTATTCTTAGGATCTTGTAAACGTGCTTCGCTGAATTCAAACATTTCACCTTGTTCTTTAGGATCAGCGTAACGTTGACTAAACTCTTGAAAAGCAAAACTACGATGACGCACAACTTGATGTGCAATATCTCTAGTTGTATTAATTTCTAACACAGCGTTAACCATTTCTAATGGCGACCAATGTTGATGTTTGATTAGATACTTAATTAACCTCTCGCTGGTATCGTTATTAATCTGTGCTTGTGGATTGGATACCTTTGCACAAAATGCAATAAGTTCTTGCAGATCTGTCAAACCTTCATTTTCAAATTCTTCTGTTGCTCGGCTATACGATACTAATTTTACTTCTGTCAACTTTTTATTCCTTATGTAAAGTAAAATAGGGCTACACTCGCAGCCCTATACATGGGTGGGTTACTGTGATACTGCTGCGCTTTTTCTAGCGTTTTTCGTATCAGTGATCTCTTTTCTACGTTCTTTTGCGGCTTTAGTTATTTCTTGTAATGCTTTACGGGCTCTGGTTCCTGCTGCGCCATTACCGTTTTCGAACTTCTCGTTTTCTTCTAAGAATGATTCAAATGCTGCTTTTATTGCTTCTACTTGTGTACTCATAATTTATGTTTCCCTTATAATCTATGCTGAGAGTCTTCTCAACAGTCATAGTATATAAGCCTAGACTGCAAAAGTCAACTAATAAAGTGGTTAAATATGTACATAATGAATGATTTTACTCTTATCCCGTTCAATAACATAGTTAAGTTTGGGCAAACAACAATGCTAGAACAGCCACTTTTCAACGTTAGTTGGATACTTGGCCGCTTCTGTAATTACAGTTGTAGTTACTGCTGGCCGTATGCAAATTCAAATGTTCCTGACCATCAAGACTTTGAAGTGTATACAAATGCAATTGACGAAATTAAACGACAAGCAAGAGAGAACGGATTTACTGATTTTCATTTTAGTTTTAGTGGTGGCGAGCCAACAGCATACAAAAAGTTTGGTGATCTAGTTGAGTACTATGCTAACGACAATGAGGCTAAGTATCAAAGCATACACCTTACAACGAATTTAAGTCCAGGTGAAAAATGGTGGGCAAGATTTATAAACAACACCAGCCACTTGACACGTCGTAGTATCACTGCAAGTTATCATGCAGAGTTTGCAAACGAAAAAGATTTTGAAGATAGATGCTTACAGCTCATGGAGGGAGGAGTATTTGTTACAATTAATCAAGTTATGGTTCCTGAACACTTTGAAGAATATTATGAACGTTGCAGTAGATTCGCAGACAAAGGAATTAACGTTACTCTTAAACCGCAGTCCGATCCTACCGCGTCTAGAATAGTAGACGGTTACACTAATGAACAAATTGACAAGTTACAAACAGGCTTTCCACAGAATTGGAATGGTGAGCAAATTATGCAAATGTATCTAGAAGATGCTAAAGGTAATGATTACGGATTGGATCAAGCAGAAAGAATGAATGCATTTAACTTCAACAAGTTTAAAGATTGGCATTGTAATGCAGGGTATCAAAGCTGCATTATAAGGGGTGACGAAGTTAAAAGAGCATATAGTTGCAGCGACATCCCGTTAGGAACGCTACAGGGCGGTTTTAAGCTGTTTAAGACACCATCTAAGTGCGTTACTAGCTCTTGTGTAAGCAGTGCAGACAGTAAGATACCAAAGGTACTACATGAAAGTTGAATTAGAAGATATAAAATTTTGGATGGATGCAATTCGCAACAGCGAAGATAGAGATCGTACACTTGAAAGTTTTTGGGGAGGCCAATTAAAATCTAAAGAATGGTTGGTTGAAACACTGCAAAGACATCATCATGTCGGTAATGTTAGTTGTGTTATATTTGGTGGGTGGAATGGCGTATTAGCAAATTTATTGTTTAACAGTACAATAGGATTTAAACATATTACGAGTGTTGATATTGATCCTAAGTGTGCAGAAATAGCAAACACAATGAATAAGCGTTACGAGATGGAAGGAAAATTTTCAGCAGTAACAGCTGACATGTGTGAGTATGAATACACTGATCAACCTTATATGGTTATCAATACAAGTTGCGAACATCTTACACAACAGCAATACAACAAATGGGCAAAACGTGTGCCAACAAGTACTGAAGTAATTTTACAATCTAATAATTATTTTGAACTAGAAGAACACGTAAACTGTTCTAATAGTGTTAGCAGTTTTGAAAAAAAATCTAAATTAAAAACTTTGCTGGTCAAAGATGAATTAGAGTTACCTAAATATACACGTTATATGTTATTAGGAAGATTTTAATGTTTAACTTTTCAGATCTTAAAACAATACACATTGAGCTGACAACAAATTGTCAAGCTAAGTGTCCTATGTGTTCACGTAATATACACAGTGGTATTGAAAACCCATTACTAAAAATTGTTGGCTGGACACTAGAAGATTTTAAAACTATTATAAACAAAGAAGTCTTAGAAACAGTTGACCGTATATACTTTTGCGGAAACTTCGGTGATCCTTTGCTTAATGACAACCTCATTGAAATCTGCAAGTATGCAAAAGAAACAAGTCCTAAAACTGCAATAGGCATTCACACAAACGGTAGTTTAAGAAATGCAAAATGGTGGGCAGATCTAGCACAGTCTTTACCACAAGACCATTGTGTATATTTTGCACTTGACGGTTTAGAAGATACTCATAAATTATATAGAGTTGGTACTGATTGGAACAAGATTATAGAAAATGCAAAAACATTTATTGAAGCAGGTGGCCGTGCTAACTGGACTTATATTAAATTTAAACATAACGAACACCAAGTAGAAGAATGTAGAAAGATTGCAAAAGAAGTAGGCTTTCAAGATTTCACGGTTAAGAACACATCAAGGTTTTTAGTTGAACCTAAGTATGATGTATGGGATAAAAAGAGAATACCTATATACAGCCTAGAAGCACCATCTGATACTGAGACACATTTTTTACCTAAAGAAGTAATTGATGATTATAAGTCAGTGTTAGATGAAGCTGAAATAGATTGTCATGTACAAAAGATTAAAGAAATCTATATTGACGGATTTAAAACTTTATTACCTTGTTGTTGGTTAGCACAAACACCAATGACGTTTTACGATCCTACACATATTTGTGAAGATGTAGTAAACATGTTGCGTAACCAATACGATAAAATGATAAGCGACTTTGGTGGTATACAAAATATTGATGCAACAAAAGGAATAAAAAATATTATAAGTTCTGACGTATGGCAAAACATATGGAAGAAAAAGTGGAACGAAGATAAAATGTTAATGTGTGCAAGAACATGTGGCAAGTTTAAAACTTTTGATATTTCACAACCACAAGATCAATTTATAGAAAGAGAAATGTTATAATGACTTGGTACTACGACAAAGAAGATACTAGACTAGGTAAGTTCCAAAGAGAACTTGCAGAAGCGTCTACGGAATCATTTTGTGTGTTACCTTGGATACACATGGCGACTAGACCAAATGGTGATATGCGATTATGTTGCACATCTAATGCAAGTGGAGCAGGTGATGATCATGAAGTAGGACTTGTAAAGATGGAAGATGGCAAGCCTGCAAACTTTGGTAAACATACTCCTATGGAAGCATGGAATAACGATTACATGAAAAGTGTGCGTAAGACAATGTTACGTGGAGAAATTCCTGTAAGTTGTAAAGGTTGTTTTAAAGAAGAGTCGCAAGGTATAGTTAGCAAACGTATTTGGGAAAGTGCAACATGGAAAAATGATGAAGGTGTTGATATACCAGAGCTTATTGCACAGACAGAAGAAGACGGAACCGTACCTGAACAGTTACAATATTTGGATCTAAGATTAGGACATACATGCAATATTAAGTGTGTAATGTGTAGCCCACATGACAGTAGTAAGTGGGTTGCGGACCATAAAAAACTTATTCCTGTGCTAGAAGACCCAGAAGTTAAAAGGCAAATGCAATGGGATAAGAAACTTTTTAACAATAAATGGCATGAAAAAGACACCTTTTGGCAAGAGCTTAATGCACAAATACCTTACCTAAAGCAAGTATATTTTGCAGGAGGAGAGCCATTAATGATTAGAGAGCATAAACGCTTTCTAGAAGAAATTATTAAACAAGGGTATGCAGACAAAATATTAGTAAGATATAATTCTAATGGTTTACTAGTTGATGAAGAACTAATTGATATATGGAGTAAGTTTAAGAAAGTTAAGTTTGCTGTAAGTATTGACTCATACAAACAACGTGATGAATACATTAGGTTTCCAACAGATTTTAAACAAGTTGAAAAAACTTTACACATGCTAGATAATACACCAGATAATATTCATGTTAGTATTGCAACAGCAGTGCAAATATTCAATATAAAAACTGTACCTGAATTTATCAAATGGAAAGTTAATAGTAATTTTAAAAAGATGAATGTTGGATTGATTGATGGACATGTTATGGGTGGAGGACTTGTAAATGCACATCTAGTACACATACCAACATTTTTAAATATTACAATACTGCCTGAAAAAGACAAGCAAGAGGTACGTGAAAAGTTTGCTGAACTAAAACAATGGTTATGGGATAACTTTACACAAGACGATGAGTTTTGGAAACACAATCCTAAAGGTTGGCGTCAATGGGAAGGATTATTAAAGCATATGGATAGTTGTGATAACAGTCATATGTTACCTGGCTTTAAAGAGTATGTAAATAAATTAGACGCAATCCGTGGCTTAGATGCTGCAACAGTATTTCCGGAGTTATCACATTTACTATGACAAAAGATATTATTAAAATTGTTAATACTAGAGAAGAAGATTATATAGCAATTACATACTTCCCTACAGATATTTGTAATTTTGATTGCACATACTGTTTTCCAGGAAGTCACCCATCTAAGTATAGATATAGAAAAGATACAGACTTTGTCATTGACAATTTTAAAAAATTATTTGCTTTT